TAGTGATATTTTAACAAAATATAAAATGGGATATACTCCTGATAATCAAGATCAAAGATTTAAACTTAGATTTGATATTATGAAATTTCAATATCAGGGAAATAAATTAGACAGACCACATATTTGTACATCTTTGGGAAGGGATTTAGAGGAAAGTTTACAAGACATGGAGGGTTTGGCATACACATATGCTTTAACTAAAACTCTTGGAATTGATAATGTTTTGAAATTAAATAAAGACAATACTCATCAGGTTCGTATGGATAGAATTTCAGTCGGCGAATTCGCCAATCGCTACGATCCCCTTCTTGGTCTCAGATATGATAGTATTACAGAACAAAATAATAATACAATGGCTTTTTCGAGTAATTTTGTATATAGTTTTCATGAAAATTTGTTAATTGATACTGCCACTTCATTTATTAATCAAGAAAACGGCGTGGCCTTATTGGAATCTGTTTTTGAAGAAATTAAATCTTTTTATAGTGGGTATGATAATTTATTAAGCAGAACTTCACTTGCTACTGATAAAGCGTATAACCAAACGATTCGGTCTACAAATAATGTCATATCTATTAACAGCGCATATGAAACTTCCGGTCCAGGGTTTGGTATCACACAAAGAGGTTTTGAGATATTTCATAATTTACTTAGAAAAAGAACAAAAAATACTGAAATGCCTAGTTTTATAGATAATTTTGGTTTAATTGGTGATACCAAAGAGGAAGAGATTATTTATGTTATTCATGTTAAAAAATCTAATTTACCTTTTCAATATATTCGTATTCCAAACTCTATTTTATCAGAAGGAACTGGTATTTTAGATTTTGTGGACAAACTTACTTTGAATTATGGTGATTTAGTAAAAAAATTAACAAAAGTTAAAGCAACATATATAGAAGAAATTTACAAATCGGATGGTTTCAAACTTAAATAAAAACAATTGACTTTTACCTAAAATATCCTTATATTAAGGAGTGGTTATCCCTATAATAAAGTTGCCTTTGTGGTCCAAGTGCCACCCTAAGAATGATTTGGTTATTGTATATGATAACTTTGAGCAAAGAACTGTATTTGCTGAACACCGAGAACGAATGTGTATCAATGAACTCGACAAGGAAGAGAGAAACTTTTGCCTTGACTACAAGACATTCATGAAGAACGGGTATAAATGTTATGATATAAATGCTGTAAGTTTTTGGTTATATAATAAACCAAAGTGGGAGATGGAATATGACAACTTCTACTCTGAGATGGATGACTTCACTTATTACTATCCTTATATGAAGCTCATAGAAAAATGTAGATCATTGGGTAAGTTTATCATAGATGATCGAATGTTGAATTACGAAAAGTTTACAAAATTTCACGATGACTTCACCAGCGCTTTCTATAACATTGAGAAGAATGGCATTGGGGTGAATACTAATTTTATATCCATATTCGGACACAAGTATGCGAAGTACATATGGGATAAAAAGGTATTTCAGAACTATAATTTCTTCACATCGACATCAAGACCATCGAATGCCATAAACAACCTTAACTTTGCTGCTCTAACGAATGAACAGAGAAAGAGCTTTTCTCCTCTGAACGATATATTTGTTGATATGGATTTCGATGCTTACCACCCGAGATTAATCGGAGAACTCGTTGGATATGAATTTCCAAAGACATCGGTTCATGATTATTTGTCTGAAAAATATGGGGTTGATGTCAAGGAAGGGAAGACACGAACATTCCAATACATGTATGGTGGGATACCCAAAGCGGTTGCCGATAAGGTGGAGTTTTTGAATCTAACAAAGAATTTTATCAGTAAGATGTGGCAAGAGTATAATGATAATAAATTAATCAGAACAAAGATATACGGCAGACCTCTGTATAAAGATAATTTACCCGATATGAATCCACAGAAGTTATTCAACTACTACATTCAGGCATATGAGACCGAGAGGAATGTTAAGTTGTTATGCGAAATACATAGATATTTATACAATAGAGGGACGAACATAGTTCATTATAACTATGATAGCTTCTTATTTGATTATGATCGGAAAGATGGGGTGGACACTATTTATAAGATAAAGGAGATACTTCAACAAAATGGTTATGTGGTTAAGACCAAAGCCGGTCACACTTATGGAGAGATGAAGGATTATGAGTTTAATAGTTGATTCAATATTTACAGAATGGAGAGCTTCCTTACCCGAAGGTTCTTCACATCCTAATACAAAGAACGATTATCACTTATTTTTATTAAAAGAGATTTGTTTAAAGCGTGGTATCTCTGAGAACATCATAAATAGTGTTATTTTAGCATTAGAAGCAGACGGAGAGGGTGAATTAAGTCCAGAAGAAAAGAAAAAAGCTTATGACCAAGGTTTAGAGGGTAAGGGTGGAAGTGCTTGGGGACCCAAAGGTCAGGATAAGATCACACATAGGGTTAAGGGTAAATCACTAGAAAAACTTTCAGAACCAGAAACATTGGATAAAAAGGGTAGTGGTGGTAAAACTGGTGGAACTGGAACTGAAACTCCTAAAACTAGTAGTGATACGAATGTAAAAAAAGACGTTAATACATTGTTCAAAGATCCCGAAACAAACGAACCAGATAAACATTTCGCCGATACTGGTGGGGTGGTTGACAAGGAGAAGGAAGAAGATACTCCACAGAAGAAAAGGGAAAAGACCTTAAAAAAAGTTTTTGATTTATTTATACCATCGGGTGAGGATACAGATGTAGGAGCTGGTAAATTTAGAGTTACAGAAGAAGATATTAATGATTATAAGGCTTGGATAGCTTTATCACCAGAAGAGAGAGAGGCTAAACAGAAGGAAATAGTTGAAAAACAAAAAGAAAAAATAGGAGAAGTTACAGATGCTGATATAGATAAATTTATTGTAGACTTAGAAGAAAGGCTTGGTCCAAAAGCTTATAAATCATTGATGTCATCAATAAGAGGAAAAGGAGCTCCACCTCCCAAGTACACAACAGGAAAATTTCCCAAGGGGCATCCCAAAGAAGGTCAAAGTATAGGTAAGGAAAGAGAGAGACAGATAATCAAACATTATATACAGACGGGTGGGATAAATCCAATGAATGGAAAATCAGTTCCCTTTGGTGATGCTCAGTTAGATCATATAACATCATTGGATAACGATGGTGAAGACGGAGCAGAGAATTGGATGTGGATGGAAGCTAAAATCAATCAGTTCAAAGGAAGTCTTAATGATAAAGAAGTTGAAGCTAAACTAATAGAAAGGGGTATGAAAACTGTTGATGAGCTCAATAAAGAGATGTCTGAGGACGAGATGAAGAACTGGCAAACTCAAGCTGAAATTGCTTATTGGCAAACTAGATTTGAAACTAATGATATGGCTAATCTCACGGAAAAATCAATAGATGAAATGAAAGGTCCTGAACTTAAAACTTTGGTTAAAGCTTGGAACCTGTATGTTGGTAAAGGTGATCCAAGATATGTGGCTAGATACGGTGTAAAAAAAGTAACTTTTAAAGACAAAATATATCCACTAAGTAGAGATAACATCATGAAGCCTGATAAAAAAGATCGGTCATCTTGGGGTTTGGAAATGCAGCCCGATGGTAGTTTGAAAAAAATTAAAAAAATAAAAACCTACGACCAAGCTATGGCTGCTTACAAAGGAGACAGAGAATCCGGTGGTAGAGGTGGTAAGGGGAGTGAGATAAAACAAGGGATTATCAAGGCTTTAACTGGCATAAATTCTCCGTTTAAAGATGAAAAAGGTAATAAAATTTCCATACCATCAAAAAGAGATGAAAAGGTTGTAGATGGAATGTTTGAGGCTATTGAAGGCCTGAAGATAGAGAAGAAAAGGGATATAGATGATATAGATAGGGCTATAAAGGCCAACCCAAGATCAGCAGATAATCTTAAAAAACAAATTACAAAAGAACCTAAATATCAACAGTTAAGGGCTGGTATGAAAGCTGCGATAGGAAAGGGTAATACGAAAAAGCCAGATAATCCTGAAGAATATAATAGGTTAAAGCAAGAATATGATGACTGGTACTTATCCAAGTGGAAAGGATGGATGTCTCTAATCGGATGAACACTCAACTACTCTGCACATTCACAACAACCAAAGGGTTGGAACAAACATTAACTGATATTCAGAAGAATTTCACAATCGTGTTTGAAAAGATTTATGTCCTACAGAATGAGGACAAAAACCACGAGCTGATCTGTACATATAATGTGGAGAAGAATGCTCAACTAGATTTCAATGCCGTACAGAACACAATATCGTTACACAGAAAGAAGATGAGCAATACATTGTATACAATAAATGCTCTGAACGAACTGATCAAAACAATAAACAATGGTGTGCTGGATACTAAGTTTCAGTTGCCTTGGGAGATGTATAAAAATATGATTCTTATTACCAATAAGGACGGGTTATCACGAATTTCAACACGAATATTAAAAATAATAAATACATAAAAAAAAGCTTGTTTTTTACGAAAAAATGTTGTATATTATGAGAATACAATATTTATAGTAGATAAACTATAAATAACAATCTAAACACGGAGAATAACTATGGACATAAATGCCATCAAGTCACGCTTGAATACGTTACAAAGCACTTCCTCAACCGCTAATTCATTTTGGAAACCACCAGCTGGTAAGACACAGATAAGAATTACACCTTATGTTGAGAACAAAGACAACCCATTTGTAGAGTTGTTTTTTCATTATTCATTAGTACCTAATAAAACGGTGCTTTCACCACTTTCTTTTGGACGACCTGATCCGGTTCAACAATTTGCCGATAAGCTTAAATCTACTGGCGATAAAGATGAATGGATTCAAGGTAAGAGAATCGAACCTAAGATGAGAACATTTGTTCCTGTT